GCTCAAAACGGTGGTTATGCTTCGCCTCAGGCTAATGAACAACGGCAGCAACCAGCCGCACAACAACAGTCGCAAAATCAAGGTTCACCAGTTACACAGGGTCAGAACAGATCTTTGCCGTCTTACGATTCCAGCGTCCCGAACCCATTTGATGAAGACGACGACGATTTACCCTTCTAGTTATGTCAGCTCCTAAATCAAATATTAAGCGCGGATCAAGTGTTTCCAGAAAGGCTAGGCGAGTAAACAAGCGTTTAGAGGCCAAGGACGAAGAAATCTATATTTCTGAAGTTCACGGAAAGCTTAAGGATATCGAAGTTCGATTCGAAAATGCTCTTTTTGAACTTGACGAATCCGAAGAGATAGTCGAGACTTACAAAGAATTATTCGACCGTCACGACAAAGAGTTTAGATCGGTTTTCGAAAAGTATCAAAAGCGAATGAGTGTTTTAATCTTAGATCAAGACCGTTTCGCTAATTACTATAAACCGATAGAACGTTCTAAAGATTTCCACAAATGAAAGCGACGGTTTCTTCATTAGTTCAAGACGGCCGTCTTAAGAATGGACAGGCATCAAGGTCTTTGCGTAAGATCCTTGCACAGTTTGAAGGTAAGGAAGTAGATATCACGGTTCAAAGGCATAGAAAACCGAGGAGCAAAGAGCAAAACCGATATTACTGGGCCGTCGTTTCAGTAGCTAGGAACGCGATAAATGAAGCGGGGAACACTATGTCCGCTCAGGAAGTACACGATTATTTCAGAGGCGAATACTTAAGGGAAGAGATCCACGTAGGAGAGGGGAATCTAATCAATAGGATTAAATCGACTACAGAGCTTTCAACTTTTGAAATGACTGAATATGTAGAGAGAATCCGACAATTCTGCGCTGAAATGTTCGGCGTCTACATTCCAGACCCATCGGAACAAATCGAATTAGCGGTATGAGTACGGAAATTAAAAAGGTTTGGACTCCAACCCGACAGAATACCCGCGACTTTTATTCTATCGGTTTGCCCGCCGTCACTACAGTACTGAAAGAAACGGAGAGCCAGGAAAAGCGCGAATCATTAGCTAAGTGGCGCGCTAAGGTCGGGGAAGCGGAAGCCGAACGGATACGACAAGAGGCCTTTTCGAACGGGTCCTATTTTCACCAGCAAATCGAAAATTTCGCCAGAACTGGGAAGTGTGGCGAGGTTTCTGTCGCTAATTACATAGAATCCAATTTCCAGCTTATCGACGTGGAAAAGCCTCTTCATTCTTTCAAGTGGGGATATAAGGGGATTCGTGACGCTAAGGCTATTCATAAGAAAACAGGTTTAGTTTATGCTATTGACTGGAAAACTGCCCGAAAGCCGAAAGATGAATCGTACCTGGAAGACGAGTTTCAGCAGCTTGCGGCTCTTAATGGATTAGACCCCTGTCAAGGCGGGCTAATAGTTCGATTTATTCCTGGTCTTGATGTTCCTCAGGAGTTTTTTAGATCGGTTGACGATATGCGAAAGGACTGGGTTCTTTTTAATCAGAGACTAAAGATGTACAGGGAAATGAAAAAAGAAAGCGCATGACATTCGAAGTAGTACACCCAGAAGGAACCCACAACGCTAAGCCCTGGTTTGTTTGGCTGTTAATCGGATTGGTGTCGCTTATTTCCAGGAAGGTAACTTTAGAATTTTCCGTTTTATCTCGTTACTATCTGGATAGAGAGGATCAAGGCGATTTAAACAAAATTATCGGCCGCGGTGGATTCCGTGGTAAAATGATAAATCGGGTTTATACTCGAAAGGACGAAAAGTTCCTGGCCTGGAGATTTAACCCTTCCCGTTTCAGGTTTGAGATTTTCCACTATTGGCGGGATAATTACAAAATGAGATTCGAAAAGGTCGAGGAGCTTTCACCAGGGCAAAGAATGACTTTCGACATTAGGTTTATGAAATCTTGGCGAAGTGCTCGTTTTTTACCGATCCCGCCGTATTTCGACGGAAACCGACCCGCCCCCGATTACCTTGTCTACAAGCTTAAGTTTCACTTATGGTAACTAAAAAAGACACTACGAAACCAACTCAAAGGAAGGCGCCTAAAAAAAAGGCGTCTTCTGCCGTTTCTACCACTAAGCGAAAAACAACGCGTAGAACCACTAGGAAGAAACCAGAGTCCGAAATAGATCCTAATGGGCTTAAGCCTTCAGAGATAGCGACCCAGAAGAAGAAGGAAGCCATTCTTGAAGCGTTGGTGTCTAATGATTTTCATATCACAAACGCCTGTAAAAGTGTAGGGATAGACCGAAAAACCTTTTACAACTGGTTAAACTCAGACCAGGACTTTGCGGACCTCTATCTAATGATTCAAGAGCAGGACTTAGATAATTCGGAATTAACCCTTCGTCGTCTTCGTGACGGCGTTCCTAAGTTGGATCAAGACGGTAAATTCATAGGGTGGAAAATCCGACCCGATACTCTGGCCGTAATGTTTCACCTAAAGACTAAAGGAAAGAAACGAGGCTATGTCGAGCGCCAGGAAATAACAGGAAAGGACGGTTCAAGCCTCAACGTTACAGTTCAGGTAGTAGGGGCCAATGAAGAGGATATAAACCTGTAGCGTGATAAATCCAACCGTTAGCGTAAAGCCAAAGGCGAATAAGGTATACGCTCATTGCGCGGCGGTTTACCGTGCTTTCCAGGAAGATGAACGGTATAAAATTTTAGTCGAGCAGGGCGGGACTCGGTCGGGTAAAACCTACAATATTCTAATTTGGATAATCTTCGGGTATTGCCTTCAGAATACAGGAAAGCGCGTTTCTATCGTTCGAAAGACCCTTCCAGCCCTGAAGGGTTCCGCGATGCAAGATTTCTTTGAAATCCTCGAAAATTATAAGCTTTACGATTCAAGGTTTCACAACAAGACCGAGAAGACCTACGAACTTAACGGGAATACTGTAGAATTTTTCTCAATAGATGACCAGCAGAAAGTAAGGGGTAAAAAGCGAGACCTCTTATTTTGCAATGAGGTAAACGAGTTGCTTTATCAGGATTTCTTTCAGTTGTCAATCAGGACAAATGAAATAATGATAATGGACTTCAATCCCGACGAAGAATATCATTGGTTATTCGACAAGGTTATCCCACGTAAGGACGCCGCATTCTTCCAAACAAGCTACAAAGACAATCCTTTCCTTCCTTCTTCCTTGATTAAGGAAATCGAACTTCTTAAAGACACGGATGAAACCCTTTGGCAGGTGTTCGGATTAGGAAATAAGGCCCAGAATAAAGCTTTAATCTTCCCTAACGTACAAGACATTGACAGCGTTCCAGAAGATGCTAAGCTAATCGGCCGAGGTCTTGACTTTGGTTACTCACCAGACCCCACGGCTTTAATCGCGGTTTATCGTCGCGGGAACGATCTGATTCTGGACGAAGAAATCTATCAGCATGAGCTTACGCCGAAGGCTCTCGACGATCTCCTTAAAGAAGCGGGAATTAGTCGCGGCGATGATATACGACACGATAGAGGGCAGGAAATGACTGTCGCCGACCTTAAGAAAAAGGGGTGGAAATTTGTAAAGGCCAAGAAAGGCCCGAACTCAATTAAGCACGGTATTACTAAGCTGAAAGAGTTCAGAATCTTTGTAACGTCTAGGTCTAAAAACCTCAGGAAAGAGTTTAAGCTTTACAAGTACAAGGAAGACAACGGGGGGAACATTCTTGCGGAACCAATAGACGCTTGGAACCACGGAATTGACGCGGTTCGCTACGCAATTGAACCGCTTGCGTCGAAGAGGTCGAAGGCCCGCGCGTCTGTACTCTGATAGGTCCGCGATTTCCACGAAAAACGACAAAAAATGGCGCTTGACGCCACAACGGACCGCCAGACGATCGAATCATCGTTCAAGCGATTTAAACACGACAGCGGCCGCGATACGTAGCGAAGCGGCGCGGATTAGCCCCGATTGGCTCCTGTTATTTTACTGAAATGAAAACTTTATTAAAATAATTATCCTAATATTTGGATAAATAGATAATTCTGACTTATATTTAACCCAGTTAAGAACCACAAATCAAATCGAAATGATTAAGATTGAAATCAAGTCAGTTTTAGGGAAATTATTATTCGAATACGAAAAGGAAGACGGCACCTTATTGAAAGCTGTAGAGGAAGCGGTTAAGAAAGGCGCTAACCTAGAAGGCGCTAACCTAAAAGGCGCTAACCTAGAAGGCGCTAACCTAAAAGGCGCTTACCTATATGGCGCTAACCTATATGGCGCTAACCTAGAAGGCGCTAACCTAAAAGGCGCTAACCTAAAAGGCGC